TCCCAGAAGCCAATCCCGGCGTGAACTTCCGCGTCAATGCGGTCAACTCACTCCTGCGCAACGCATCTGGCGACGTCGGACTCTACATAAACCAGCGTTGTAAAGAGTTAATCACCGACCTTGAACAGGTGCAGTACAAAGAAGGCACCAGTGACATCGATAAGTACCACGACCGCTCACGTACACACATGTCAGACGCCTTTGGTTACTTCGTACACCACGATTACCCAGTCACTACATCCAAGACTGGTGGGTCATCGAAGCCGTTGACGTTCTAAATCAACCTGTTACACTTTAAAAGAGGTATCACTGTGGCTAGGGAATTCCCAAACACACTCAAAGTAAGTGACGTCAACAGTAAGCACGCCTACTACAACGCCGACTTACTCACTGATTACTGGCGCTTCTACATCGGTGGGCGTGAGCTACTCGATGTAGTCGAAAACTACCTAGTCAAGCGTGAATTCGAACCCACCAAAGTCTACAATCGTCGTGTTATGAGCGCCTACTACATCAACTACGTAGGCAGCGCCCTAGCGTGGTACGGGCAAACCATGTTCCGTATCGACCCAGTGGTCTCACTCGACCCCAAGGCAGACTCTACCAAGTCTACATCTCAGGAGAAGTGGTTCAGCCAGTTCGCCATGAACGCTAATGGCAACGGTGAGTCACTATACTCAATCGCCCGCCTCATGACTACCGAGACACTAGTCTTCGGTCGTGGCTATTTACTACTCGACCTACCACCCGCAGACTCTACCCCACTAACACTGGCCGAAGAGAAGCAGCTAGGTCTCGACAACATACGTGCAACTTACTATTCGGCCCTCAACGCTATCAATTGGGGCATGCGCGACGGTGCATTAGACTGGATTGTGTTCCAGACTGAGTCAGTCGACAGCCTACCACTCTCCAGCGAGAAGATTTACACGTGGGAATGGCACTTCTGGGACACCGAGAGCTACGCTATCTACCGCATATCCAAAAGTTCCGCCTCAGTAGCCGACGCCGAAGTACCCAAACTGGAAGATGACGACACTGCTGTACTGGTAACCACTGGGACGCACATGCTCGCCCAGTACGGTGTCGTACCTGTAGCCTGTCTCGACTTCACAGAAGACAACATGTGGCTCATGAACCGCGCCTACGGGGCCGTCAAGGAGACATTCAACTCCGAGAACGCATTATCTCGCGCCGTTGAAGCTGGGTTATTCGCATTACCTGTGATCAAGTCGCAGGAAGACTTCGCAGGCTTGGTCGGTGAAGCCTACTTTATCCAACTAAAGCCCAATGATTCATTCGAGTTCGCGGAGCCCGGTGGTACCACGTACCAATTAGCGGCTGACCGTATGGAGCGCATGAAGGACGAGATTTACCGTCTCCTCGGTTTAATCGGGCAGGCAAATCCATCTGAGAACGCCGATGTACGTCAATCTGGCTACTCCAAAGAACGTGACTACCAAACAACCAAGGAACTCATGATGGGCCTTGGTGTACGTGTGCGCACTTTCCTGCAGCGTGTCATTCGCATGGCTCAATTAGCTAAGGGTTACGACCCCACTTCAGTAGTCACAGGCATGGAAGACTTCGATGTGCGTGACACCACCACCATCCTGCAAGAAGCACAAACCACAACTATTGTAGTTCCGTCTAAGAAGCTGGCAAAGCACGTATTAGCGCGCGTTGTGAAGAAGACCGCCGACGATGCTACTCACCAGCAACAGGAAGAAATGATCAAGGAACTATCCGCGAATATTGATTCAGGCAAGACAGGCCCATACGGCACCATGCCACCGCCTATCGAACCACCCAAGTCAGGCTCATCTACGAGTAAGTCACCCGCGCAATCGGGTAACACGAGTAAGAATCAGCCAGTGAGTACTACTAAGAAGGCGTAGAATCATACATTTGTGTTGACTGCAGTCACACGACGTTGTATCACTATAGTTGTAGCTGGCCCGACAGTGAGTCATTCGGGGGTATCCAATCAATCCAGAGCCGTGTCTGGTCTATCAATCACGGGGTAGGAGAAACTCAAATGAAGAATCTGTACGACGAAAGGAAATCTCTCAACTCTCTTAGTGACGTGCTCGCAGCATTAGCAAACGGCGAACTTATGTTGGCCGGTGGTGATGGCGATGACGACGACAAGGCACTGAGTGATACTGAGCAGCAACTTTGGGGTAAGTTACAGCCGATGATTAACACCACAGTGAACAATGCTGTGGCTAATCTATCGAAGGAAACCAAGAAGTCCATAGGTGACGTAAGCAAGGCCATCAATGGAACACTGGACACCAAGATAGGTGAGTTGGCTGAGTTGCTTAAGACCAGCAGTAATCAGGGTGGTCAAGGCGGCGGTGGTGGTAGTGACGATCAGGGTGGCGACCGTAAGCCCGGTGAACTCAAGTTGGCAGAAGCCCTAAGCAAGCAGAAGGCCCTTGAGAACGACCTGAACAGCACCAAGACCCGCTTGCAGGAACTGGAAAAGGAACGTACACGTCTTGAGAAGAACCGTAACGAGACTGACTTCCGTACTAAGGTTTCCGACCTACTGAACGAATTAAAGGTGAATAACACCAAGCTGGCATACAACGCACTATCCCCGAGTCTGACTTACAGCCCAGAAGACGGCTCCATCACATTGCAGTCTGAATCTGGTGACGTATCACTAACTAAGGATATTTTGAAGGACTGGCTTGAGCGTGAAGGCGCTATGTTCTTGCCCGCAACCGGAGGTACAGGAAGCGGTGCACGTAATGCAGGCGATGGACGTTCAGGCAACGCAGGTGTAGTAACTATGGAAAAGGTTCTTAGTTACGACAAGATGACCAAGGCAGACCGCACTAAGTTGCGTGCTCAATTGGCCGCTGCAGCAGCCCAACGCTAGAGAGTAAGTGGAGAGGTTTCATCTAGTTGTGCTCTGGTTCTTCCGAGTAGAACCACCATACTGTCTATTTAGGAGAAATCAATGAGCGCACTAACATCTGCAAACTTTCAGCAGGCTATCGCTAAGGTCATTGCTACTGAGGTGCAGGAAGCCGTTGTTGGCGAACTGATCATGGGTAACCTGATTGCACGCGCCTCGACCTCTCAGGGGTCACAGGTGGGTGATACAGTCAACATCCCTATCGGTCCTGTAATGACTGCGAATAACATCGCAGAAGGCGGCAGTGTAATTCTGCAGACTGCCAACCTTGGTAACGCATCGGTCGTTCTAACGACCCACGCAGAAGCATCCTTCCAGCTACCAAACGCTGTCGAGGCCATACTTACTGTAAACGGCGCATCTGCCCACATGGACTCGGCTGTAAAGGCTATCGGCGAGAAGATTGAAACCGATATTCTAACCACCGCCATCCTATTCACTGCCAACACCAACGTAGGTACTCAGGGAGTAGCACTCTCCGAGGCCACCATCGACGCAGCCGAACTGGCACTGTTCAACGCCAAGGTTCCGGCTGGTCAGAAGTATCTAATCGTCACCGGCTCTGACTACTCCACACTCCGTCAGATTCCCCGTTTGACAGAAACCCGTACCGCAGGTCCAGACGCTGCAGTTCCGGCTATCCGCGATGGTGTGATCACCATGGTAAAGAGCCTGCAGCTATTCCGTTCACAGTTCGTCCTAGCATCTTCGGGCAACCGTAACCTAGCTTTCCACCGTAACTCTATGGCTCTGGCTTCTGCAGACCTGCCGACCCCAAATGTCGGTGCTCTGGCTGCTATGACCAACATCGGCGGATTCAGCCTTCGCGCAGTTAACTCGTGGGACAAGGACACTCTCTCGGAGCAGTGGACCATCGACACCATGTACGGCGTAGCACCTGTGCGTAACTCGTTCGCAATTCAGGTGTTGAGCTAATCTAATGCTTGGCCGGGAGGGAAGTTTAGTACCTCCTATCTCGGCAAAGTACACTGACCCCAGTGGAATAGGAGATTTATGGATATTAAGGCCCAGTTCGAACGTTTTCGTAACCGCACTCGTGAATTACAGCAGGATGACCCGCACCAGAGTATTGTACCTTCGGGTACAGTATGCCTGCGTAGCCGCGAGACCCCGGACGGTGGTGTAGCAGGCCGTCTCGATATTATGACTTACGCACATGCTG